GCTGGGCGGCGCGGGCGCGGTCACGGGCTTCCAGCTCGGCGCGGATCTGGCGGCTGGTATCCTGGACGCCTAAACCGGCACCGGCGGCAATGGTGTAATGGTGCGTGCTGCGGTCGATATAGCTGCGCCCGCCGCCGACGGACACCGGCGTGTAACCGCCTCCCAGCAGACCGCCCGGCGGCGGGACAATGGGGGCAGGATTATCCAGCGGATGCGCTTGCGGACCCCCGTCGCCGGATTGTTTCGAACGCCGGTCAGCCTTATCCGCCGTTTTATCAATGTCAGCCGATTCATCCTTGATGACACCGAGTTTCTCCAGCAGCCAGACCACGCTGCTACGCAGCTTATTAGCCACCTGCAGCGGTGCGGTCAGTGCGTTAGCGACCAGGCGACCAAACGACACCCCCGCATCTTTACAACTATTCAGCGTTTCCTGCGTGGATTTCACCGGTTGGATCAGGTCTTTGAACCACTGCCACAAGACTTTGAGCCTGTCCCCAAGCCAGTCAAACACCGGCTTAAGCGGCGCAAACATCTCTTTCACCGGCTCGAATGCCACCCCCAGCCCTTCAATGACGCCCGCAAAGAAGGCGCTGATCGGCTCCCAGTATTTACGGATAAGCAGCGCACCGGCGACAATGGCGACACCGACGGCAACAATCGGCCATGTCAGCCCACCGATCACCGTCGCAATCGCGCCGCCCACCGTGCCGAGAATGGTCCAGAGCACACCCGCAGCGGCGACAATCAGATTAATCCCGCTGATAACCGGACCCGCCACCAGGCCAAACACACCCAGCGCGCCGATAATCAGCAGCGCACCGCCTGCCACTTTGCCGAGCGTGTCCGCCAGGGCTTTATTGTTCACCACCCACTTATCCAGTTTGAGCACGTAGCCGGTGGCGGTTTGTACCAGTTTGCGCAGTGACGAATCCTGCTGATCAAACAGGTCTGTGCCGACCGCCTCATAGGCGGACTGAAATTCCTTAAAGTCGCCGCCGAGGTTGTCCTGCATGATCGCCACCAGCGCCTCGGTTTTCCCGTCCGAGGTTTTGAACGCCTGGGTAAGCTTGTCGAGCTTGCCCGAGGTTGCGCCGTCCATCAGCACCATCGCCGACGAGCTGGCCTCTTCACCAAAGATGGCTTTCATGTACTGCGCACGCTGCGCATCGCCGAGCTTGTTTTTCGCAAAACTCTTTTGCATTTCTTTCAGGATGACAAACAGCGGGCGCATGTTGCCTTTGCTGTCCGCCGTTTTTACCTTCAGCTCACCGAGCGCGGCCGCAGCGGTGCCCGTCGGTGCCTGCAGGCGGGTAATGACCGCACGCGCACCGGTACCCGCCATCGAGCCGGTGATTTTGGCATCCGCCAGGGCAGCGGCCATCGCCGCCGTTTCTTCGACGCTGATACCGGCCTGCTTTGCCACCGGCGCGGCATAGGTCATGGTGTCAGACAGCCCCTCAAAGGTGGCGGCAGACTTATTCATGGCCGATGAAAGCACGTCGCCGATGTGCGCCACGGTGTCATTGGTCATGCCAAACGCGGACTTCACGCCCATCAGCAGCGTGGCGTTTTCCTCCATGGTGCGCTTGTTCGCCAGGGACAAATTCAGGATGGTCGGCGTTGCCGCCAGAATGCCATCTTTGTCCGCGCCGGACTTCGCCACGATGATTTGCGCGGCGGCGGCATCATCGGCAGAGGCGGCGGTGTTGTCGCCGAGCTGACGCGCCTGGGTGCGCAGCGCGGTCATATCAGCGGAATCTTTCTCCAGCCCTAACGTTGCCTGCAATTCTGAGTTTTTCTGCGCAAAGTTAAATCCGGGCATCAGCAGCCCGACACCCGCCGCCGTGCCCGCCGTGGCAATCCCGACACCTGCCGCTCCTGCACCGGTGACGCTGCCGGCCAGTTGTTTACCGGCCTGATACCGGCCTTTTACGGCGTTGAGTTTGGCCTGCTGTGCGCTGACGCGTGCCAGGGATTCGCGCTGCCGGTTGAGCTGCGCGGTGGTTTCGCTGATGGACGTTCTCAGGCGGCGCTCAGACTCGGACAGCGTGCGCGTGCTGATGCCCGCCTGGGTAAGTTCGGTGCGCTGACGCTGCACCGACTGGCGCAGCCCGTTGAACTGGGTCTGCAACTGCGCGGCGGTACGCTTCGCCGATTCCATGGCCTGCGCCTGGGCGCGGGTCGGGCTGGCGGTGTTTTTGAACTGGATCGCCAGCGCCGCCGCTTCCGCCTTGGCGGCGTTGAGCTTCTGGCCGGTGACGGCGAGCTGCGCGCTGGTTTTGCGGAAGCCGTCAATCTTTCCGGCCTGAGCGTTCAGGTCTTTGAGGGTGGTCTGCGAATTGCGGATATCTCCGGCCAGCGCCTTACTGGCGTTCTGCACCGATTTAAACGGGCGGGTCGCCTGGTCAACCGCCTTTAACAGCACCTCTACTTTTAAATTACTCACTCTCAGCTCCGCTGCGCTGCATGGCCTTATGACGCCACACCAGCAGCTCGGTCAGCGTCATCGGGTTCAGTTCTGACGGCGGCCAGTGAAAAATCACTGCCACGTCCGCCATCAGGTCATCAACGGTCAGTGCCGCAGGGAGTTTTACTGTTCCGACTTCGGCGATAAAAAACCAATCACCTTACCGGCCATCGCAATCAGGTCGGGCAGGTTCAGGCTTTTGCAGTCCTGGGCGGTGAGGTTCGGGACGGTAATGCGCGGCAGAATGACGGTCAGCGCGTCAACGTCGGCATTTGCCAGCGCCGCCAGGCCAATCCCGCGCAGGTGTCCGGCGTTCGGCTTGATGATTTCAATCTGCGTGATCAGGGTATCGCCGCGCTTGATCGGTTCTTCCAGGATTACGATGTTTTCATTGTGTTCTGACATAGCTGTGTCTCTTGTTCAAAAGGGAGTGAAGCGCCGGTGTCCGGCGCGGGTTACGGGTTACAGGCCGATGTTTTTGCGGTGCTCCGCCACGCGGTCAACGCCGCCGACGATTTCCACCATGTTCACGGTATCGACTTCAATCATGTCTTTGCCGTCAATCGTGAGCTTGAAATAGGTGCACTGGGTGGTGATTTTGGTTTCGGTGTCTTCCCCCTGCTTGTACTCACCAAAATCCATTTCTTTGTGACGTCCGCGCAGGGTGACTTCCACGGCGGAGGTGTCGCCGGTATCGTCGCGCTGGAAGGAACCGGCAAAGCGCAGCGGCACGGCATCGACCGCGCCCCACTGTTTCAACACCAGTTCATCCAGTCCGCCCACCGTCCACTCAAAGCTCAGCGCGTCATCGTCCAGGCCAAAATCAATTGAGGCCGAACCGGTCATGCCGCCGCCGCGATAGTTCTCCAGCTTGCGGGTGAGTTTCGGCAGCGTCAGCGCGCTGACTGTGCCGAGGTAGCTGTTCCCGTCGTTAAACAGGTTCAGGTATTTCAGTTTCTTAGGCAGTGCCATGGTTTAGCGCCTCTTAGCTGTTGATGGCCGTGGCGAACGTCGCCAGGTACTGGTCGGTGATGCGCTGACGCAGGGTTAAATCTTCCAGCGGCGGCACCGGCGTATAGTCGTAATCAATGAACAGCTTGCCCGCCTTCAGGGTCTCAACGGTGTTGGCGTCTGGGTCATACCAGCAGTTGCCATCAATGATCAGACCGGCGGTTTTCATTTCGCGCAGCTTGGCGTTAATGCCTGCAATCATGTCCTTGATAAGCGTCGGGGTCATTGGCCGGTCCATCGCCCACAGGTGCGCTTCCGCCATCGTGTCCGCCAGCACCTGCGCGGTACGGGTGTAGTTCTCAAACAGGAACAGCGGATCATCCGAGCAGGTGCGCTGCCCCCAGAACTTAAAGCCGTCCTTGCGGATAAGGGTGGTCACGCACGCCTGGTTCAGCAGGTCGGCATCGGTGCCGGGGGTCTGCAAATCCCAGTACACGCTGGCAGACAGGCCGGTGACGCCGTTGATCCCGACGTTAGACAGGGTTTTATGCCAGCCGGTTTCCGCGTCGATTTTGGCACGCAGGCCGAGGGCATAAGCCGTAGCGGGGGCGATGTCGCTGGCGTTGGTGGTGGTGTTCCAGGACACGAAGTCAGGCCAGACCACCATCAGCTCACGCTGGCTGAAATTGTCGCGATACTTGATGGCATCAGAGACCGTTTTGCATCCCCATGCGCTGACGTAGCCAAAGGCGCGGAGCTGCTGACAGACGGCGGCGAGTGCGGTGGCGACTTCCTGGTTATCCAGACCCGGCACGCCGAGAATGCGCGGCTTTACGCCGAGTTCAGTTTGCGCAGACAGCAGGGCTTTCATACCGGTATACATGCCGGTGTCGTCCGACCCGCCGATGATGTTGGAGGTGGTTTCCGCTTCGGTCTCGCCTTGTGCGACGCGCACCACGACGACCACCGGCTTAGCCTGGTTGGCAATTGCCATCAGGGAGGCGCGCAGCGTGCCGGTTTTACCGGCCTTGCCAGCGGCGGTCAGCACGTTGGTAATGAGCACCGGCGTATCCAGCGGGAAGGTCGCCGCGTCGGCATCGTTGCCGGTGCAGACCATCCCGATGATGGCGGTGGAAACGGTGGAGATAACGCGGGTGCCGTCATTGATTTCAACAACGCGCACACCGTGATGATAATCAGCCATGGTGTTTTTCCTGTGTTTGGGGTGAGGTCAATCATCGCGTGTTGGGGACAATCAGGCACGGCGGGAGGGATGTTTGAACAATGGCACAACGTGGCTGCAGCACAGTCACATCTGTCTATGCGGTACCGAAAACGTTATGTCCTGCATGGTCAGATTTGACTGTGCTCGATACAAAACGCCCCTTTCGGGGCATGAATTACATGAATTAAGCGGGGATTTCCGGCCAGGTAATATCCGGCGCGTCAGACAAATCCAGCCGGTTAAGGGCGACGCGGTATTTTTTCCAGGCGGTCAGGCTTGCCCGTTCCCCTTCCGTGGCATCGCCAATATCGACGGCATCCTGCAAAGGCGTAATGGCGGCGTTCGCTTTTGCCATCAGCGCGGACAATGCCGTAACGGCTTCGGCCTTGCGTTCTTCAACCGTCGGCGGCGGAACATCTCCCCAGGCGGGCAGACCGTCCGTGCCCGCAACCCGCATTTTACCCTCTGGCGGCGGAAGGGTTTGATATTCACGGTAAACCACATCACTGACCGCAATGCCATCATCCGGCCAGCTTCCGGCATCGTCGTACACGTCCCGCAGTTCACGCGGATAAAAACCGTTGGTGAGCGGGCTGTAAACATAAAGACTTGAGGTGACTGCGCTGTAATAGTTGCTCATTATTTTCCCTTACCAGCCGGTGGCTTCCCAGTAACTGCCGCCGCTGTCCTGGCCGCAGGTGAAACCGATGTTATTAATAATTTGCGCCGTACCAAAGTTGTCATTGAACGTCCCGCCGCCGCCATTGATGGCGGTCACCTGAACGTTGACGCAGGTGCTCGGGAAGGGAATGGGGAAATTCACCGTTGACCAGCCGCGACTCCCTTTGTTGACGACGCCCCACTGCTTAATCATTCCTGTGTCACCGCAGCGCCACCAGCCGCCGCCGAGATTGGCGGTATTGGAATTGACCGGCTGCCGGTTATTGGGGCTGAAAACGCGCTGCCCCATCTCATTCACGGTGCCGGACGTATTACTGTCGCCGTTGCCGGACAGGGTCATCTCGCCGGTTTGTACCGTATTGCCCTGGTTGACGATGCGGAATTTGAACCCGCCCACGCCGCCGCCTTTGTTGTTCACAAAGTTGGATTCGCCCTGGCCGCCGCTTTCGTTCCAGCCTAAATAGGTCCCTTGTCCGTCGCCGGGCTGTGGGATGGTTATCGCCCGGAGATAATTCGCCGTGACGCGACCGTTGACATCACCGCCTACGCGGGGAAATGCGCCCACATTATCCGCATTCAACCCGATATCCTGGGTGCCATCGAACGCCACACCGGCAATCTTGCGGGCAGTGGCGAGTTTGGTCGCGGCAACGGCTGTGCCATTTGCAGGAAGTGCGCCCACGTTTGCCGCGCTAAGGCTGATATCCTGCGTGCCATCAAACGCCACACCGGCAATTTTGCGGGCAGTGGCGAGTTTGGACGCGGCGACGGCCGTCCCGCCTGCCGGTAACGCACCGACGTCTGCCGGTGTCGGTTTGTTCGCCTGGCAGTAAATTTCATTCCAGGCCGTCCATGGACCATCGACGCCGTTCCACGCCCCCGACGCGCCACGGGTAAACTGTCGTCCGTTGTTGTTAAAGGCAATCTGCTGCGTCGCATTCGGACCCCAGGTCACGAAAATCACGCCGACAAACCCGTTCATCGGGTAGCCTTTGTCCGTGGTCGCGGCAGCAGCACCGGGCACGCCGTAATGCCCGAACATGGCCGTACCATGCAGCGCGTTGGGGGAGTCCGTCGCGGTTAGGTTAGTGCGGATTTTAAAGGCCGTCGCAATTTCATCAGACAACGCCTTTTCGCTGGCGGCGCTTTGCGCAGCAGTCCACGCGCCCACGTCGGCGGCGGTGGGTTTGTTATTCGCGCTGTACGTTGGCACCCACTCTTTCCAGGGACCATCGACGCCGTTCCAGTCAGCGGACAATCCGCGATTCCAGATATTGCCCGTGAACGTAACGTACATCTGCTGACAGCCGTAGGCGCTCGGCGTGACGTACAGCGTGCCTGCGATGCCTTGCGGATAGTGCAACGCCGCCGTGGCGTTGGCATTTTTAGGCTGCGCGTACAGTGCGGCGCTTCCGGCTCCGCTGGCAAAGCCCAGGGTATTAATATCCGCGGTGGTCAGGATGGCCGACGGCACCGTGACGGAGTTCACCGCGCTGGCCTGCACCCAGTCACGCCAGGGTCCATCTGTGCCATTCCAGGATGCATTGAGCGCACGCGTCCACACCATGCCGGTGTTTTGCACGGTGTAACGCTGCAGCACGCCGCCCGTCCAGGACGCGGGGATAACCTCCAGCACGCCCGCCGCCTGTGAACCGGCCGGATAGCCATTGGCGACGGTGGCATTCGCGCCGGTGCTCTGCACGTAAACCCCGATTTTTGCCAGATTCAGCGTATTGATATTCGCGGTGCCGAGAACGGCGGACGCCACAGGCAGCGCCCCCACGTCTGCCGCCGTCAGGGTAATGTCAGCGCTCAGCGCTTTATTGTTCACCTTACGGGTGGACGGCACGCGGCTATTGGCATTGTCGTTGGCGGCCTTGACCGCTTTGGGCGTGGCGGCCAGCGCTTCGCTGGTACTGCTGACCGAGCTGTTAAGCTGGACAAAACCCTTTGCCGTCAGCGTGCCGTCGGGGTGGTTGCGGGATTTTTCATGTGCGGCCAGCAGGTCATTCACATACTGCTCGGTGGCCATAATCACCGAGTCGTCAATCAGCAGGCTGATGGCCTCGGTATTGCTGACCGCAATCACCATGCGCAACGTTTGCGTGCGGCCTGAACCTTCCGCCAGGGTCGGTTTGTAAGTGTCCGCCATATTACAGACGGCAATCAGCGTGCCGTCGTCAGCAAACAGCCCCATTTCACGCATCCAGAAACCGCCGACGCTCGCAGAGAGTACCGCCTCAGCAATGACCCAGTTACCGTGAGTCGGGTCGAGCTTTAAGGAATTGAGCGGCGTGCGGTATACCTCTTTAACCAGTTTTGTCTGGGTGGCGACCGGCGTGGTCGCCTTGCCGTTGCCGTCACCGACGGCAAGCTGCGTAATGTTGATGTCAGTCCCCGCCGCAATGGCGGCCGCAATACGCGACTGCCCGAGCGTGGTGACCACGGATTTAAATGTGCTCATATCGTCCTCTTATGCGGGGTAAACGGTCAGCAGCTCGCCGGTGTACTGCGCTGCGCCAATGTAAACATCGCCTTTAATATCCTGGGTGATGGTCAGGCCAATCAGATGGCGGCTGGCCGGTTTGGCGTCAGCAATCAGCCGCTCCATCTCCAAATACATGTCTTCGGTGATGCCGGTTTCCAGCACGCCGATATCCAGGCGAAACGTGCCGGGTTCGTCATTCGTTTCCCACCATTCGGTCACGTTAATCAGGTAGCCGAGCGGCTCCACCACGCGCCGGATAGCACCAATGGTTCCTTTATGGCAGTGAATGAACCAGGCCGACTGGATCACGCGGCGCTTAGTCGCGACAGGCCAGTTTTCATCCCAGCGGTCAACCGACAGCGCCCACGCCAGGTACGGCAAAAACCTGGCCGGACAGGTCAGCGGATCCCAGAGCTGCCGCAGCGGCACCGGCACGTTTTCAAGCGCGGCGCAGGCCTCGGCGGCGGCCACCTCAAGAGCCGAGGAACCGGCGGGCAGCAGGCGATCACTCATCGTAGCCGCCCACTTTCAGGGTGTACGCGGTGCAGAATGACGCCTGCGTCTTATCCAGTTCGATGTCAGCGGCGGGGCTTTTCAGCTCCACCCGCTGCACACCCTCAACGTGCAACGCGGCATAAATGGCGGACAGCCGGATGTCGCGACCTAAACGGTGCTGCGCGGTGGTGTAGGCGATCAGTTTTGCTTCAGCAGCTTCGCGAATGGGTTCGGCTTCCGGACCCGGAAACAGATACAGCACGGCGTCAATGGTGTAATTCACCACGGTGGCGGACTGGACGGTCACGCGGTCAGCCACGGGGCGGACGTTCTCGTCATTGAGCGCGGCCTGCACCACCGCCAGCAGGTCAGCGGGGGCGGTGCCGTTGCCGGTCTGTGCCAGCACGGAAATCGTCACGCAGGCGGGCGAGGGGCTTATCACCGAAATATCCGCCAGCCGCCCGTCAGCCGAGCGCCCGTGATACTCATAGGAACCGACCGGACCGGCTACGCTTAGCCCTTCAAACGCCTGCTGCGCACGGATACGCAAATCCGCATCGCTTTCCATCACTGCTGCGACAGCAGGCACGCTGACCGTATCCGCAGGGGTAATCGTCAGGCGTTCCACGCTGAAAGTGGCGGCGATATTGTCGAGGTCTGTGCCGGTGGCATAGGCCAGCATCACCGCCTGCGCCGCCTCGTTAACCCGCTGACGCAGGATCACTTCGCGGTAAGCGTTTTCCTCCAGCAGCTTCACAATGGGTTCAGATTCCAGGGTCAGCGTGCGGGCGATAGCGGACTGCTGATCTTCGGGATAAAGCGATACCAGCGTGGCTTTGCGTTCCGCCAGGAGAATTTCGTAATCCAGCACCTCCACCACGTCGGGGGCGGGTAACTGGCTGAGATCAATCGTTGCCATAAGTCAGCTCACAGGAAGGGTTAAGGAAATGGCGGCGGACGTGTCTTTGCGGGTGCCGGTAATATCCACCACCATTTTCCCGTCAAACGTCGTTTCAAAGGTGATGCCGGTCAGGCTGACGCGTGGCTCCCACTTGAGGATTGCGCTGTAACAGGCCGCCATGATTTGCAGGCGCAGCGCCGCATTCTGCGGGCGGTCAGTCAACTCAGACAGCAGCGAACCATAATCACGGCGCATGACGCGGGAACCGACGGGCGTGCGCAGAATGTCGCTGACCGACTGCTGAATGTGCGCCAGGTCTTCGACGCTGCGCCCCGTGTCGCGAGCCAGGCCGATGTATTTTGCATTACTCATGAAGGCACCTGCGTTTGACCGCCGCCCGTCTGGACGCCGCCGTGTTTATGGGTATGCACCACCACGCCGTTTGACGTGAGGCTGCCGCCGGAATGGGTGAGGTTCCCGGTCATCGTGCCGCCTTGTTTCACCTCCAGACTGCCCGTGGTGAGTTTTTTGGTACAAACCACCTCTGGCGTGTCGAGCGTGATACGGGTGGATGCCGTGCAGGTGATGTCCGGTGCAGTCACCGCCACCTTGTCCGAGGCGTTCACCGTGGCGGACTTGATACCGGTAGCCAGCAATGCGCCTGTTTTGGGTTCGTACTCAATTACCGCGCCGTCAGGAAACGTGACGTGTACGGCATCGGCTGACGCCGACGGGGCGGCGAATTCATCAGAGAAAACGCCCGGCATCACAAAGGCAGTATCCAGTTCACCGCCCAGGCAAAACAATAAAACCTGCTCACCGGCAGAGGGTGCCCACCAGGAACGCGAGCGCCCTGCGCGGGAGGTCAGCCAGTGCAGCCAGTCGGTGACGTTACCGCCGGTATTGACGCGACAGGTGCCCGCATCCAAATCCACCTCGGCAACGGTGCCAATGCGGATCAGATTGCGCAGCAGGCGCGGAATGTCGTTGTTTGGGATGGATGTATTCATGGATAAAAGAATGCCGCCCTGTCAGGTAGCATACAATTTGAGGCGGGTTGATGGCGGATGGCACAACGTCCAACCTAAGCCTAAATAACAGTGTCTAAGCCAGTCCTTTTTTGTCCATTCATGCGGGTTCGCAGAGAAATGCATGAAGATTTTCCTCAAGCGTTCCGCCACATGTAATCCGGGAGTCCTTTAATTACGGAAGTTATCACTCCTAATTATTTTTCATCGTCCGAATCTATAAAAGCTCGTCAATGCCAAACATAAGCTGAATCGTCCATTCCTTTAAAAAAAATAAAGTAGATACATTATCATCATGGTTAACTGAGGCTAACCCTCTAAAAACAATGATGTCAGCAACCTGCTAATTTTTTACAAGAAATTAGTTATGTAACTACTTTAATTGGTTTTTTTTATTTTCTTGCTAAAAACTTCAAGTCAAGGGTTCATACGTACTCATAAAAAAACTCAAGAAAATCTAATGATATCTTTGCGTTTATTAAGATTATTCCTATTGGCTTAATGTGAAATTTGTTAACATTTGATTTTTATCAGATTATCGTAAAGTTAAATCGCTCTTCAAAGGGGTAGCAAACTGAAGAATTCTATAAAACCTTGTTCCAGGATAGTTAGTAGCATTTGAAACGGCACCAGCCCGGCTTCGTTGACGCTTCGGCAGTAAGAATGAGTGAGTCGTGAGAGAAAGTATGATTAAGTCGATACTCTATTTTTTAGGTCTTTGCCGGTCTCCAAAAGGAACTTATCGGAAGATCAATGGGAAGGAATATGAAAGGATTTTTGTTGTCGGTGATGTTCACGGTAACTTCCACCAGCTTAATCAAGAACTATTAAATGTAAGCTTTAACAAAGAAAAGGACCTTCTTATTTCTGTCGGGAATTTAATAGACTATGGCTCTGATAATATTAAGTGCCTCGAACTAATCGGGCAAAGTTGGTTTGTCTCTGTGCGTGGTAATCATGAAGAAATGGCTCTTGATGCTATAGAGGGTGTGAACGCCGCGTATTGGAAATCACATGGGGGGAGTTGGTACTTCAATCTGGATTTAGAAGATAAAAGAAAGGTTGACATTTTAATAAGGAAAATTCAAAGCTTACCTTTCATTATTGAGGCAAATGTTAATGATGGAAAGCATGTTATTTGTCATGCTGATTATCCAAGTAACTATTATAAATTCGGGAAAAGTGTTGATCTCTGGAAAGTGAGCTGGAGCCGTGAAAGACTATTTAATGCTATGAACGCGAATGGTCGAAAAATCAAAGGGGCAAAGCAATTCATTTTTGGTCATAGCTCATTAACTGCCCCCTTCAGAGACGGGAATCAAGTATGGATTGATACTAGCTCTTACGTAGGAAATGAGATAAACATTATACAAATCCAATAAGCATAATTGATTTATGTATATGCAGTTATTTATTTGATTGTTATTTTTTTTGCATGCAATGAATAAGCTCTTTCATTTTGGCTTTTGATTTGAATGCATTACTATGTAAAGCACAAGCAGAACGAAGTTCTTAAAGAGGAAAACTATGGGGCGATTAATAAAACCCCATAGTTTTACTCATTATGAGTTAAAATTTTTTTAGCGTAACATCAGTCAATATTATTATGTAATATATTTAAAAAAGTCTGCTCAATGATTTCAAGATCATCATGAATGAGTCCTAACAGCGGGCGCGCCGGATACTGCATTTCTTTTGCACGGACGGACGGGCGATCCCGCAGCCCGTACTGATGCACTTTTGCCATCCGTTGCACCTGGCCGGTAAATTCCACCACGGCGTCGTCAGCGGTGCCTTTGGCTTTCATGTATTTTGCCGTGCGCAGCTTGGCGAACATTTCCCGCTTAATGCGGCCTTTCTTTGCGCGTAAAGGCTGCGGGCGACGGGGTGTGAAGGGCTGCCCCTCCGGGGTAATTTGCTGTTTAATGCGCTGCTGCTGATGTTTGCGCAGACGCTTCGCAATGGTCGCCGCCATCGCCTTCCGGCTTTGCGGTGAGAGCGCGGCAATCAGCCCTGCCAGACGGGTATCAAACGCTGACAGCTCACTCATGCCACTGGCTCACTAACTCGCCGTGCAGGTACAGTTCACGCGGCCTTTCCACCGGCTCCGGCAGCGGCGGTTCCGGAAAATGCTCCACGTACAGACCGGCATCAATCTGTTTGACGATCACGCGTTCAGTGAGCTGCACGTCAATAGCGATATCGTAGGAACCATCATCGAGCATATCGGCCTTGAATTTAAAGCCAGTCTGCTGCTTCTCCGGTGTCGCCATGATGTCCGGCTGGTTCTCACGCAACCAGGCCAGAATGGGCACAATGATCAGATCGCAGTCCTGGGCAAAGTTGGTGATAAGCAGCTCCGTCTGATACTGATATTCAAACGACAGCGAGCTGGCTAATGTGGAAACGATACGCCCATTGTCCACAAACATCCGCAGGGTGTCGGGGCTGGTTTGCAGCACCGGCACGGCGTCAGTTAACGCTTTTCGAAGCTGTGCGGGTTTTAACACGGTGTTCCTCCTGGCATTGTTTGACCGCTTCCACCTGGAGGCCGCAGGCAACCAGCTCGGCCTCCAGGTTTCTGACATCACTGCTTAAATCGCCGTTAGTGACCGGTGAGCTTGCCGGTATCGGGCAACTGGTTACCGCCGGACAGCCAATGTAAATAATCTGCGGCGCTGGCAAAGGCGGGACGGGCGTGCATCCGGCTAATACCATCAGGCAGAATAGCTGCATACCAATCGCGCATTTCCTGATTTTCATTGAGTAACCTTTGAATGTGAATTTCACGGACGCGTGCCTGCTCACCCGCCTGTACGAGCTGGGTGCGCAGGCTTTGTTCCTGGCGTTCCCGCGTTACGGCCTCATCGCTCAGGCGGTTAATGGCGTTGTCTCGGCTTTCAATACCGGCGGACAGCGTGCCAATGATGCGCTGCGCCTGGTCTGCTTCATCATGCAGGCCGCCGATACGCCAGGTTTGCAGCCCCGCCAGGGCAAGCGCCGCCAGCAGTAACAAAATTAAAATGCGCATCAGACACCCCGCAGGCAGTAGGCCAGCTCATTCGCGCGGCGGCGTTCCAGCCCGGTGATGCGGACACCGTTCACAAACACCCAGCGCGGCAACTGTTCGCAGGCGTCCCGCCATTGCTCTTTGTTGATGAAAAATGCCAGCGTGGATTTGCAGGCCGCCGTCACGCCGACGTTGAACGCAAAGGACACCACGGCGTCATACACCGGCTGCGGCATGGCAATCGGCATACAGCGCGCAATGCCTGTCTCCACCCACATCACGTCTTCCACCAGGTTAACGGCGGCCTGACGTTCGCTGATTTGCGTTTGCGGCTTCACGCCTGCGGTGTGCCCGATGCCGTTTGTCCAGACGCCCGCGCTGCACTGATAGGCGGACAGGCGGCAGCCTTCAAAATCGGCAATCAGTGCCAGACCGGCGGCGGAGGTTTTCAACGTCGGCGTTTGCGGCAGCAGCGCGGCAATCGCCAGGACAGCGGCGACGGCGCAGCGCCTAACGATTGATGGCTGCATTGATTTCTCCACTGACGCCCATCTTTTTCAGAAGGCGATAGGTTTTGCGCCGGTAGTACCAGTTCACCAGGAAGGTCGCGACGCCGACGCCTGCCCCTACCAGAAAGGCGATATCCTGCGGTGACATTGCGCCGAGCCAGGCAAGAAAGGCCGCGACGCAGTAACAAATAAACGAGGTGATGCGCTCCATGGTCATCAGTCCCAAAGTGAGACGGTTTCACTGACTGCGGTTGGGGTAATGTCCGGCAGTTCCACCGCGTAGCCATGGGGCAATATTGCCCCGGCAGCAGCTAACCCCACGTTAGCCGCGTAAACGTGTTCAACGACCGATGTCGTGCGCCCGTAGTACCGCCAGCACAGCGAATCTACGGTGTCGCCCTGTTCGGCAGTGACTTTCATCAGAGCAGCCCGATGATGCAGTGAGACACACCGGCGACATCGCTGATCGCGTTGCGGGCATCACGCCACAGTTCATCTACCGTGCTTTCCACGATCTCAGCCTTTTTGCTGCCCTTGTCCGTGGTATCACTGTTCGGGTAACGCTCCGCCAGGAAGGCCGCCGCGATAGACGCCACGGCGCGCTGATAGGCGCAAACCTTCACGCTTTCATCGTCAATCTGATCGGCGGGAACATCCGCCAGGCGTGTAAACCCCTGGGCAATCTGCGCATCGCGAAAGCTGAACAGCTCGGCGTTCACTTCGGTCATGGCAAACTTTGCGGCGGTGCGCAGACGTTTCGCGGTGACGGTGCCCTCCAGTCGCAGCGTGTCGCGCAGCTCAACCGGATCCACATCAGGCCAAAAGTGGGTATTTTTAATCGCGGGTTCCGTCGCGGCGTCCGGCTTTGGTGCAGGTACAACAAGAGACATAGTGACCTCTGAATAGGGGACGGTGGACGCCAGCGTTGAACGAGGTCTAAGACCTGTTGCGGCTGGCGTGCCGTCCGGCGCGGGGCGCGTTCTGTTTAGCCGTTGGCCGCCTTTTTGATGGCTGACTCCAACCGCTCAATATCCTTTTTAACGCCGCAGTTGCTGTTCAACTGGAAGGCGCGTTTCAGGTGTTGCAGGGCGAGCGGTAGTTTCTCCGCGTCGCGATACAGGTAGCCGGTGATTTTGTGCAACTTGGCGCGCACCTGATCCGGCATGTCCTGGTTTTCCGTCAGTTCCATCGTGGTCATCAGTACATCGAGACTGACCGGCTCACCGGCAGCATGAGCGCGGGTGCTCATGTCGGCGATTTCCTCCGCCAGTGCATAACCGGCAGGACGTTTGCCGAACGGCATCGCCAGCTTGTAATGCAGCGCATAGCGGGCGATTTCCAGCGCACCAGCGTAGTCACCGGCATCAATACGCCAAATCATGATGGTCATCAGGATGGCGTCCTGAGCGCCTTTACCCCCAGCGAGAACGCCCGCCACCCACGGCGCATATTCGGGCAGCATCTTGCGTTTGAGTTCTGCCTTTTTCTCAGCGGAGTAGGCTTTTTTCAGGGCTTTCTGGTCAGCATTAAGCTTTTGCAGCAGCAGTTCATAGCCGGTGGCATGACGCAGCAGGCTGGTATCCTGCTGCGCGGCTTCGATCGCTGACTGCCGCAACAAATGACGTCGGGCAGGGCTGGTCATGGCTTACTCCTGAGCTGCCGGTGCGGTGGTACCGGATGCAGTTTTGATGGCATCAACGATCGCCGAGGTGAATTTGCTGAGTTCGGTTTTTTCAGCTGTGTCGTCTTCTCCGGCGGTCACTTCGATGTTCTCGATCAGACAACCGCAGCCGTAATCTTCCACCACGTAATCCTCGTTAATGGATTCGTAGTTTTCGATGCGGTCACGTTTTGGTACTTCCTCAACGTGGCGGCGGTGCGTGCCGTCCTGCCAGTAAATGGACAGGTTATCCAGACGGGTGATCAGCATGGCATTGGCAGGGAAGCCGGGCACACGCACGGCGGGCAGATTGCCGATGCGTTTCTGGCTGACAATCAGGTCGGCAGCCATTGCCTCCGTGTTCGGCTGTTGTTTGTTGATCAGCGGGAAATACTTATCCGCGAGCAGCTTGCGGCCGCAGATAACCACCAGTTCGGTGTCGTCCTGATAGATTGGGTCGATCAGTTCATTCACCGCATCAAAGACCAGCGCGTCGAGGTTTTTGTAATCACCTTCGCCACCGACTTTCACTGCCTCATTGGTCACGGTACCGTCTTCGGCGACAATCATGCCCATCACTTTGGACGGGGCATTCAGGCGGTATTTTTGCAGCCAGCCCACGCCGACATCCTGCAACAGCGGATTCTGAACGCGGTTAGACGTCGGTGCGCGGGAAACACCGTTAAAGCCGACCAGGATGCGATCCAGCGCCTGACGCTTGATAATGGCGTCACGAAGACGGGTCTGAAAATCATTGTAGCGCGCCCACAAATCCAGCTTGCTGTACATCCAGTGGAAGTCGTAGTTGGTTTTGGTGCAGTGATAGCCTTCCTGATCCAGCTTGGTGAAATCAGCGGTTTCACGCTCGTCACCGGCGTCAGTGTTGGTGGTACTGGCAATCGTACCGGTTACGCCGACGCCCACTTTCGCGCCCATCATTTCGTCCACCGGAATGATGTTGATACGGGTCAGGAACTCTGAGGATTCCTGTAATCGTGTCATCAGCGTCTGAGTGACGGACGGCTCGACGTTAAATTTCTTGTCCAGCGTGCCGACGTCAACATTGTTGAGCTTGGCGAGCTGGGAGAGGAACGCATTAAATTTAAAGCGCGTTTCTTTTTTCATGAGGTGTTTCCTGAGAATGAGTTAAAGGTATTGGATCAGCAGTCGGTGACCGTCTCGTCTACGCCTGCGCCGCCGGTGGCTTGCGGGCGCTGGTTAAAGTTCTGCGCCGGTGTCTGCGCAAGCTTGCCTTTCAATTCAGTGAGGGCGTCATGTTCGGCAGCGGTGGATTTTTCCAGGGTATCGACGCGGCTCAGCAGGTCAGTCAGGCTGGTTTCATGCTTATCAAGTCCTGTCTGAGCGTATTGAGCGACTTCGCTGACGGCTTCATGAACATCGGCCAGGCGGGCATCGTCTGACGCCTGTTTACGTGAAAGCTTTTGTTTCACCAGAGCGAAAAGAGAGGGGGCAGTTTCCGGCACATCTTCAAACTCAATCAGTGCTTCGGTGGCAACCGTAAAGAGGCTGTCCGGATCGGTTTTACGACCGGCGAGCGGGTTCTGTTTGGCTTTGCGGCTGAACTCCAGCATTTCAGTGCCGAGGCTTGCGGGGTCATCGGTGACAGCCAGACCGACCAGGTAGGATTTATTGGAATTGGCGAAATTGCGTTTGATCTCCATCGAGGTGTAAACCTTCTGCCCGTCGCCGACCATCTGCGTTAAATCCGCGGTCGGGCTGATCATTGCGTACAGCGCCCATTTGTCATGCAGCAGTGGTTCAGCCGCATCATCAATCTGTTCGGCTTTAAGCTGGATCACGTCGCCATAACGGCGGAAATCACTGGTCGGTAAAACGCCTTTGATGTGCTCCAGATTGACGCGGGCACCGTAGGCTTTCGCGCTGTATGTCTCAGCCATTTGCTTGATGTCGTTAGCATCAATTTCGCGGCCATCGCAGGTGTCACCTTCGACCCCGATGCGGAACCATTTCGATACTTTCTTTGCCATGTGACTGACTCCGGTAATGAGTGTTGAGAACGGGAGTTAGTTTCCAGACAGTCACCGCAGGCCGCCAGCCGATGCGGGTTGTTGCCCGATGGCACAACGTGGGCAGCGCGAAAAACGGCTGTCTGGTCGGTAACGTGGCGGCATGAATATTTCAAACTCCACCATCATCAGCGACCCGCGCCGACAGGCGGCACTGCTTTACTGGCAGGGTTTTTCTGTGCGGCAAATCGGGGAGATGCTGAGCCAAAAAACGCCGACTGTGCAGAGCTGGAAAACTCGCGATCAGTGGGAGGCCATTGCGCCCATTTCTCGCGTGGAAACCAGCATGGAAGCGCGGCTGATTCAACTCGTCATGAAAGATGTAAAAGAGGGGAAGGACTACAAAGAGATCGACCTGTTAGGCCGACAGATTGAACGCCTGGCACGGGTAAACCGTTACAACCATACCGGCAGCGAGGCTGATTTAAACCCGAACGTCGCTAACCGTAACAAGGGCGAACGAAAGGCACCCGATAAGAATGTTTTCAGTGATGAAGCCATCGAAAAGCTCGGCGATATTTTTATCGAGACATCGTTCGAGTATCAGCGCGGATGGCATCAGGCCGGATTACAGCACCGTATCCGCAATATCCTGAAGTCCCGCCAGATTGGTGCAACCTTCTACTTTGCCCGGGAAGCTTTGATTGATGCGCTGACCACCGGTCGTAATCAGATTTTCCTGTCGGCCAGTAAGGCACAGGCGCATGTATTTAAGAACTACATCATCGACTTTGCGAAACAGGTGGACGTCGATTTAAAAGGCGATCCGATTGTACTGCCGAACGGCGCACGGCTGATTTTCCTCGGTACCAACGTCCGCACCGCGCAGAGCTATACCGGCAATTTATACCTGGACGAGTATTTCTGGATCCCTAAATTTCAGGAGCTGCGCAAAGTGGCTTCCGGTATGTCGCTACATAAAAAATGGCGAAGCACCTACTTCTCCACACCATCAAGTCTGGCACACAGCGCCTATCCGTTCTGGTCGGGTGAACTGTTCAACAAAGGCCGTCGCAATAAAGCCGACAGAATTGACCTGGATCTGACGCATGCGCACTTGTCAAAAGGCGTGCTGTGCGATGACGGCCAGTGGCGGCAGATTGTGACGGTGGAAGACGCACTGTCAGGCGGCTGCAATCTGTTCGACCTTGAACAGCTGCAACTGGAATACAGCCCCGCCGAATATGAAAACTTGCTGATGTGCGAGTTCGTGGACGATCAGGCATCGGTGTTCCCGTTCGCCGAGTTGCAGGGCTGCATGGTGGACAGCCTGGATGAGTGGGAAGACTTCGATCCCTATCTAAAACGGCCATTTGCCTATCGTCCCGTGTGGATTGGCTATGACCCGTCGCATACCGGCGATAGCGCAGGCTGCGCGGTAATTGCTCCGCCGGTGGTTTCCGGCGGCAAGTTCCGCGTGCTCGAGCGTCACCAGTGGAAAGGCATGGACTTTGCCGCGCAGGCCAGAAGTATCGAGGAACTCACCAATCGTTATGCCGTGGAGTACATCGGCATCGATGCGACTGGCATCGGGCAGGGGGTATTCCAGCTTGTTCAGCAGTTCTTTCCTGCCGCGCGGGAGATCCGCTACAGCCCCGAGGTAAAAACCGCACTGGTACTCAAAGCAAAAGACACCATCAGCTCCGGCCGTCTCGAGTACGATACCGGCCATACCGATATTACCGCGTCGTTTATGGCAATTCGCAAAACAATGACCGCCAGCGGCAACCGTTCAACCTACGAAGCCAGCCGCAGTGAAGAGGCCAGCCACGCCGACGTCGCGTGGGCAATCATGCACGCCCTGTTAAATGAACCGCTGACCGCCGCCAATGGCGGACAAAGCCCGAACATTCTGGAGTTCTACTAAATGAGCAAGCGCAAATATCGTAAAGCCACACAAACCACCACCGCAGAAAACCAGCAGGGTGCAGAGATGTTTAGCTTCGGTGATCCGACGCCGGTGTTAGACCGTCGCGAGATTCTGGATTACATCGAGTGCACCGGCAACGGTCGCTGGTATGAGCCTCCGGTCAGTTTCGATGGCCTTGCCCGCAGCCTTCGCGCCGCCGTTCACCACAGCTCGCCGATTTACGTGAAGCGCAATATCCTCGCCTCGACGTTTATCCCGCATCCATTGCTGAGCCAGCAGGAGTTCAGCAAATTTGCGCTGGACTATCTGGTATTCGGGAATGCGTATCTGGAACTTATCCGCAACCAGCTCGGCGAACCGCTGCGCTTTGAGACCGTGCCAGCTAAGTATGTTCGTCGCGGAGTTGAAGAGGGGGAGTACTGGTTTGTGCAAGGGTGGAAAGAACCTCACCAGTTCGCCGCAGGCAGCATCTTCCACCTGATCGAACCAGACATTAACCAGGAAATTTATGGCCTGCCGGAATACCTGAGCGCGCTTAACTCTGCCTGGCTAAACGAAGCCGCGACGTTGTTCCGCCGGAAGTACTACCAGAACGGCGCGCACGCGGGTTACATCCTGTATATGACCGACGCAGCGCAGAGCAGCAGTGATATTGACTCAATGCGAAAGGCGATGCGGGACACCAAAGGCCTGGGAAACTTCCGCAACCTGTTCATGTACGCGCCCAACGGCAAGAAGGACGGCATTCAGATTCTGCCGCTGAGTGAAGTCGCCACCAAGGATGATTTCTTCAATATCAAAAAATCCAGCCGTGATGACCTGTTAAGCGCACACCGTGTACCGCCCCAGATGATGGGAATTATTCCTGATAACGCGGGAGGATTCGGGGATGTGGAGAAGGCGTCGCAAGTGTTTGTTAGGAACGAGCTGACGCCGCTGCAAGAGAGAATGAAGGAAGTAAATGGATATTTCGGTATCCTAATAATTGAGTTTGACAAATACAACCTGGGGATTAATTAATACCTACTTGAAGCTTTCCAAACATTTCCTGAAGTCTTTTACGACGAAACATATTTGCGGATTTTTTGGAAAGGCCATCTACAACATCTTGTTTTATAAGGCAAATATCAGCATGAGAAGGAGTCGTTAAAAGAGCGCTATCATATATTGCAAATACACGCTTCTCATTTTCCAAATCGGCTCTAATATCCTGAACATTTGCTTTAGTAAAGCCAAGATATTTTCGGCGATTTATGTTATCGACATCTAGTAATTCAAGCCTAGTATTGTCAGCAAGTTCTTTGCTTTGACCCTGTTCGTGTATAGCTCGTTCTTCTACTAACCGAAGCCTATTGACTGAGAGACCTTTGTTATTAACATCAGTAAAAGCCGATGCTTTAATCTCATCCAGTGAATCGTCGTAATGTAATGGAGAAAAAATTTGTCTGGCTACAGTTTCATCATTAGCAACTATAGAAGGCGAATGCTCGCTTACGGAAAAACCCTCTAAATGGACCGCGTCGGTATGATTAGCTGCTAGTAGTTTGCATTTTTCTGCAGATTTTTCGTCATCAATAAATACTAACTTTAGTTCTTCCATAAACCTACGCCAATATTAGAGTTCTAGAATTAGGGATGCTTCTAATTGTATCCAAGATACAACCCTTTATACCGAGTACTGAAAGATCTATATCGTCTTCACCAGCCATATCCTCGGAATTTTTAATAATGTATGAGTAAGAGTTGCTTTCATCAAAAGCAACTTCAACATATATAGAAGCTTCTTTATCTTCCCAATATAAACTCACCGCTCCGTCACCAGATACCATTGGCTTAGGTAATGGTAAATGATTAGAATTAATTATTGATAAAAAGTTAAGGCTTAATGCGATGACATCATTTGTTGGAGCAGTTCCACCATAGCCATCCCAGTCTTCCCGTAAAGAACTATAGCTATTGATTTCCTTAGATATTTTGTTAAATAAAGTATTCAACTGACGTCCTGAATTTATTGTTAACATGGACTTCCTTTCCCCACCTGGTCTCTCATAAGCTCTAGATGGGATATACACTTCCTTTGTATATTGTGCATTGGCTGTCGGAACCGCAAATGATAACGCAAAGGCTGCAAATAACGGAGCAGTGGTAACGTTTGTATTCATCATTGTATTCATTACTCTACCTCCAGCTTTATTTTAGCAAGCATTGAATGAGAAATTAAATCCCGCATCAGCCCAAGATTCGAATCATGACTAATAGAAAATAGGTCTTCAAAAAAACCGCTTTCAATCATCGAGTTTAAATTACCAAATTCAAACCCTGTAGATTTTTGAAGGTGGCGTATTCTTGCAATGTTCTTAACTCCTTCTTCCAGGCAGCTTAAATCTATATTATTTAGAGAGATGTAATGCTTATCTTTGTATGGAATTATCTTCCAATAGCCTTGATGTAAATGCCATGATCCAGTTTGTTGAAGAGCATTTGCAGATAAATATTTAGACGAATTGTTGAATAACTCATTTATCCATTCTGGATCCGCTAAACTTTCTACATTAAATTCATCATAAAACTCTAGTGCAATAGCTTTTAACTGCTGCTCATTCAAGAAATTAGCTATTTTTTTAATATAGTTTTTTACTGTGCTGAATATTTCAGTCCAGTTCGTATAGGTTGCACAACTTACTATCAAAGCATCAGATTTTATAACTAAAGCCCAAGCTTGATCACCATTAGGTAGCAAACGATCAAAAATAACGCCTACAGAGCTTGGCGATTGCGAATGATTACCTGCAGCACCAAACTCAAACGTTAGCGCTTCAATGGGTTGCATGCGCGGTAGTGCTTTTGATAATTCTGGATCTTTCCTATACATTTCAATGATTTCTTGAACTATTGAAAATGGTAAAGGATTGGCGAATTCGAAAGCGTAGGCAACATTTTTTATCGCATTATTGTCGTTACATGGTGTGACTTTAGACATAGAGTTCCTTAACTGACTAAGATTCCTTTGCATCGGTATGCTTCAACTTCAAAATAAATTTTTTCATAAAAAATAACGTTTGTAGTAACAGAGCTCAAGAATCTAGTAAGAAAATTGCTGTGTAACCTTCTATCGGCATAACCTTGAATAAGGTTACTACTATAGTACTTCTCTGTATTCAGAAGACAGTGTTTAGTGATGATAGTTCTGATTTAGCTTCATTAAAGCACAAATAGTCATCTATCAACCAGAAATCTACGTTGTGCCGTTAAACAACAAGGTTTTTATTTAAATTAAATACCGCGCGCAATGCTATCCCCGCCACGCCTGCCCGCTTTATGGGTCGCTTTTGATGCAGTTGCGTGATCCACTGTGATCCATGCCAGCACTGGTGTCGCGGGGAGAAAAGAGCAGGGCGATCACAATGCAAAATCATGCACTCACTGCATGCAGAGCTATCAAAGAGAGATCGCCCGCGTTCCTGGCTATTCTTCATCGTCGTAAACAGGGAGCGGCACTGACGGTGTGTCTGCTTCACCCAGAACGCTATCGGCCATATCAGAGATCATTTCCATCACCAGTGCGTACTCGTCATTTCTGCACTGGCCTGACTGTGCGATGTCAGCCATAAGCCGGATTTTTATCAAAGCCATCTTTAGCTCATGCGAGGATTCCATTACTCACTCCAGTGCACTGTTTATTTATACAGTATAATATTACCATTCCTTAACAAATTCCAATAAAAACTGAATGTTACTTTTTAACCAATAGGTTAGTTGAATGTTTAAACAGTCTTAGTCGCCATAAAATTCCTGCCAGTCCACAAGAGGGGGATGATGGATCACAACATCACCAAAACTGATTTTGGCTCCCCGGGTTAATGCTTCCAGCTCCCATCTTTGAGCTTTGATATCGTTTTTAACCAATTCCTGTTCAATCTGAGGCAATAGCGCCCGTTCTTCAGACGTCAATCTTGCTGATGGGGCCACATCGCACTCCTTTGTTGGGTCAAAACTTCGCTGCGCCTTGCTGACTCTCGGTGTTTCCTCTCTTATACGCGCCACAATCGCCCTCACGGCGGCTGTGTCTGTCCAGTCAATAACTCGCTGGTTGTCAGAATTAGACGCTGTAGGTGCGCTCCCAGCCTTGCTATCGAGCCTATTTGTGGCTTGTTTCTTTCCACCTAACCCACAGTTATTGACAGGACTCCGAGGCGCGCCGGAGGCGCTTTTTAAGGTCAAAACCTCAACGTCAACGGCGGAAGAAACGATGCGCCATTGAGTTGTACGGGTTTCATAAACGCGGGAGTCGCCGAGGTGAGGCGCAAAAATGCCCACAACCTTTTTCACTTCTTCATCGTAGGCATTCAACTCGTCAGCAACGCGGCGGGCTACGCGCACAGTCTGATCGTCGCGAGGCACATTTGCACCGCCCTGGGCTGACATGTACGCCATAAAGTCACCGGCATCAGCAGCAGCGCGAACGGCTTCCACTTCTTCGTCAAAGGTTTCAGACAGACTGATGGAGCGGATACGGCGACACTCACGGTATGAACCCATGGTAGGCAGGCCGATAGGGCGAAACTGAGGAATACGCCAGGTAGCTGCCCAGGCGGTTACAGCGGCGGCAACTTCTGTAAGTAATTCACCTGTTTCTTTATCACGTTCCCCTTCAAGGGCGTAACCGTCGATATTTTTGGCGATGTATTTGGCGATGTAGCCAGCCGCACCGCCACGGTTCATATGCTTGCAGTCAAAACGATTCTTTGCAGCGCCGCGTTCGTCACCATCTTCTTTCAAAGCATATTTGCGCATGATATCGATCACCCGCTGACGCATGGCGGGCTTAGTGAATAACATCATGTGCCAGTGCGGTGTCGCGTCGTGGTGAGGCTCAACAACGCGCATCCCGTAAACAGACAGACCGCTATCCTTGAACGCGGTGCGCATTTTGCTCCAGATCCCGCACAGATAACGCTGAGCATCTTTCGGGGTATAGGCTTCTTTGTCCCAGGAGTGATTTCGCTGAACGCGCTTTTTATCGCCCTTACCCACCATGCGCGTCGGGTGATATTTAGAAGGGGTGGTGATGGTCAGGAACATGCCGACGTCGCCATTTGCAGCGGCATATTTTTCGGTGCCGGCGATCGTGCTCATTAACTCCATGCGGCGGATTTCAGGGTTTGAAATACTCGCCATCACTTTGTCGATCAGACTGAAACGCTCGCCGGTTTCGATGTTCTCCAGGTCGCAGCTTTTCAGATAATCGAGATTCGACAGACGGCGCGCACGTACTTCACGGATAGCCTGCTTACTGGCATATGGGGAAGAGTCGCGGTTTACCTTGCCGATGGCGATCAGCAAAGACTCACGCCAGCGGGTGCGCTGGCCTTTCAACTGACTTAACCACCAATCCGGATTAACCAAACGTGACATACCGGCGATTGCGGAAACCGCATCTAATTTACCTTTGCAGTATTTCTTCCAGTACATCGGCGTGACGTTGAAAGCGCGAGCCATTCCGGCGATTTCACCGTATAGGTGGCCTTGCGTGAAAGCTGAGAAAAGCGCTGTATTATCTCCGCCGTTTTCTTCCAGCAATTGATCGCAATAGTCTTCATAGATTTCTTTCAGTTGTCCGGCGATATCCTGCGCGAACCGGCGCAGCGGTTTGTCGCTCATGCTCGGCAGGCCATGATAGGTGTCTGCCTCAGACATGAATTTTATGGAAGCATGAAGATTCATTTCATGCGCTGAATTGACTGCATCCACACGCGGCAGAATGCTGCGCCCAAGGGTATAAACCAGGTATTTATTGGCGGCGTGGATGCCCTGGGTTTTCAGCAGATGCGCATGACGGCCTGTGAAAATTTCCCGCAGGTCGGTAGAGAGGTTTTTTACTCTGATTAAAACAGCTTGCCCCTGATCGTATTCATCACGGGTAAGCGGTCTTTCCAGGCCAGAAACGGCCTGGCGTGGTTTGTTCCAGGAAAACGCCCAGGCATCGGGCGTTTTAATTTGCGGAGTGAAGCGGCTTGTCTGCATTACATGCCGTCTTTGAGATCAATGACCAGATAGCCCGCATTGATAGAGGCCAATACAAGCAACACCATCGCGAATATGATCACTGGTTGCCTCGGTAGTGTTTGGCATTGAGTTCACTAAGTTCTTTGCAATACACGCAAAACTCGACACCAGGCAGAGCTGCACGACGTTCTTCGGGAATTGGGCGATCACAATCAAGGCAGAACATTGCAGAAACGCCCGCAACTGGGGCGCGGGCAGCTTGGATTTGTGCAGCCAGAATCAGGTCTGCACGTTCCTGAGCGGTGTCGATAACATCAGCCATTTGCCACCTCCGGTTGTTGCAGTTTTACCAGGGCAGCAAATACCAGATCGGCAGCGCGGTTGTACTCATTGCGCATTGTTGCCGCGCTGGTGATTTTCTTAGCCCATATAGCGCGATCAACACAGCGGTTGATGAATTCGGTAGCAAGGGAAAACCTCAACTGAAACACAGCCAGCGTGGAGCAATACTGTGTACGGGTTTCTTTATCTGTCTTGATTTCAGCCAGAATCAGGTCGCCGTTCTTTTTAGGGATGATGGTGAACGCCAGATCGATATCAATGCGCTTTGCCATTGCTGCCGCCATTTCTGGCGTGGCTTCTTCATGTTTCATCATTAGTGCAGGTCTCCCGCTTCATTTTGAATGCGGGTGGCTTCCTGGCGTAAGGCTTCGGCAGCTTCGGTTCCGGTCATTTCTTTTTGGATGATGAAACAGGCGATAGCTTCCAGGCGGGAGGCAAACACCTGCGCACGATTGCCGCGTTCTTCATTACGTGCAGCATTAAGCATTAAGGTCAGCTCACCGGTGTAATCACCCTCAGCCGAACCCATATCGAAACCGACAACCGACAAACCAGCAAAGCCGTGGCGAGATTTATTAATCATTTCTTTCATGTGTCAAACTCCTGTTTTTGGGCAAAAGAATGCCCGGCGGGTTTACGCCTATTAATTTGAATGCGGGTTAGTGTTTAATATTTATTCTGCAATCGTCTTCACTGATAAATTTCGGCAGGGTCTCAGTTAATCCCAGTAAAGAATTTAGCGCCGCAACTACTTGATGCCTTTCAGTCGGCGTTAATTCTGCAAACTTCATTTCAACATGACGGTTTTTAAGGCCAGCGTGAAAGCAGATTGTTTTGCGCATATGCAGCGGCTGAGTATCAAATGTTTCCTGCGCTACATTCTTTCTGAAATCAAACATCTCTTTAATGCGCGAAAGATGTTTTTTACCTATTTGAATATGCTCTTCATTAATTAAGGACATAATCACCTCAACTAAAAAGGCGCTTTAAAAGCGGCTTTGTATTTCTCACTGCCTGCGGGGCAGTGGCTTTTGACATTAAAGGACTCCAGCGCTTCCCGTCTGGCAGCTCAATGCAACCATGGCCGAAATGACGTGAAGGACTTTGCTGTTTTAGTAGCGGAGCAATTGAGATCACCATGTTCAGACCATCCCGTTAGTGGCAACACTTGCGACAGCACCAACAACGGAGGCCAGAGCGGGGGATGCTTCTACGCGCCCTTGCATCGCTAAACCGATTAGCGAAAGATGGCGAATGCCAGCATTCACGCTTTCCATAATTGCGTTTTTAGCCTGGCGTGTGTGGCGTTCCTTTGAAACTGTGCATGCAGCTACTGAACCAAGAGCCGCAGTTGCATGAAGCGTATAGGCCGCAATGTTGTCCTCCGCTAACTCATTAACCGGAACCGCGGGCATACAATGTAATTGAGCCAGCAGACCATCGATCAACGTAGGGTCTTCTGTTAAATCTGTAAGAATCAAAAGTTCCTGGCAGCTTAAATTGTGTTGCTGTTCAGGATTTAGCTTGTTTCTAAGCACCTGCGAGCTGATGCCCATCTCTTTAGCAATTTCTGCAACATTATGTTTTCTAACGAAAGCTGTACATGCGGTGTCAAAATGAGGTTGTTTAGATACCCGATAATCAAACATGACATTCTCCTGCAATTCTTGAATACTCAAGATTAACTAAACGCATCATTAACGAATGTACTTACAATCCTTCGCCTGCTGATGTTGCTTAGCACGCCAGGCCGTCATGTTGATGAGAGTGCGTGATTTTGTGACCGCGCTTTTTTTGGTTGAGCGGCTTTTTGATGTGTCTTTAGTCGGGGCTGCCAATAGAACGCCGTCTTCAAGCCATTGCCACACAAGGCGTTCACTGATTCCAGCAGATGATGCAAAGTCGCGAACAGTTACAGATTCAGCGGTATTGATACCAACAGAACGAGCTAGGTTTGGCAGTAAAGCTTCTACTAACGCAGGAACCAGCAATGAAACTAACTGGTTAAGCTGAGGAATTGATGATGGGATTTCTTGAAATTGAACGGGTGACTGCGTTGCAATTTGGGGGGCCATATCGCATTATCTCCGGTTAAGTGTGTTTTTAGTGCAGTGTTGCGCATCTTGGTCGATGAACGACACTTTAATTCTCAAAAGAGTTTATGTAAACCTCTTTTGAGTTCTTGTTGAGGTGCTTATGCGTTCAGAGAAGGGAAATGCTGCCGAGATTTTAGAAAGACTTCTTTCTTCTTATGGGGTTATGACTCAAAAAGAGTTAAGTGAAAAACTCGGAATTGCATCAAATAGTATTAGTAACTGGTTGCAAAGGGGCAGCGTTTCGGGCAACGCAATCATTGACTGTGCGTTAGATACAGGTGCCGACCTATCTTGGTTAGTTTTTGGAAAGTTCACAGATGCAAGAATTGGTGAGTTTGAACCACCTCCGATTCGCGGTAGCAAATTGCGTCAACAACTTCTCAATGGCTCAGGCGGAAAGGCCTTAATTCGTCGCATCATGGATTCGTACGGGTTCAAAACCCAGACCGAACTTGGTGATTACTTTGAGCTATCTTCGGGGACGATCAGTACGTGGATACGGCGTGACTTCTTTCCTGGTGAAGTTGTAGTCACATGTGCTATAGACACAGGTGTACCTTTGTATTGGTTAGCTACCGGTCAACAACTGGTACTAAATTTGGCACAAACCCAAAATATTGCTAACACCAGTGAAACACCAAAATCATCTCAATTATTGAGCGTTTGCAAATATCAATTATCCGCCGGTCAAATGAAAGAGTCTGGTGAGGTACTCACTGACCCTAAAGTACTGCAACCAAATATTAGTAAGCCAGCCTATATTTATTCAGGTCGTTTTATTTGGCTTGCAGATATGGCAGTTAAAAACATTGCAAATGGAAAATGGCTTATCGATTTGGACGACAATGTTGATGTTTATAGTATTTCTAGGTTACCTGGGAATAAGTTACAAGTAAAAAATGATACTACTGAATTTCAATGTTCCTCTGATGATATAAAAGCGATTGGTTTGATTGTAGCGACCACAGAGATACATGTTTAAGGACTGATAAATAAATGGACTTAATATTATTTTAAAGTATGAGTATTTATAAATACGGGATAGTTATTAACTAAGGATATCTAAATGGGAACTTTACTAGCATTAATTTCATTTGCAGCATTCATCGCCTTTTTCGTTGGGCTTGCTAAACCTGAACTTGTTCTTATGCCAAATAGAAAACGCTCAAGTTTGGTTTATATAGTTGTCTTCATAGTTGCTGCTGTAGCTGGTGCGAAGCTCGATCCAACACCTAAGACCACTGTAGATACCAATACCAAAAATGAGCCGAAGGCCGCGGAACCAGCTAAATTTGAATACGCTGATTTATCTTTAAGCGATTATCGACGCGAAGCTCAGGCTACACGACATGAAATTATTGGCGACTATGTAAAGTTTAAAAAAATTGACACTAAAAGTAGTGATTCATTCTATGCGTGCATGAGTGAAAATAGTTTATTGAAAGATGGGAGCCTACCTTTAAGCACGGTCTTAGGGTGGTGCGAGGGTGAGTATGAAACAAACCCTGCTGCCTTATCCAAACGTATAAATCTCGATGCATTTCAAGCTAATTTTAGCGGGTGGGATGGGTCATACCGCCCACTTGAAAAACTCATTAAGAAAAGTATGAATGATGATGATTCTTACAAGCATGTTGAAACGGTATCCAGCATTGTTTTAGGAAAGGATCCTCATGGTATTGTCAAAACAACTTTCAAAGGAAAGAACGCCTACGGGGCCGTTGTTAAGGAGCAAGTTGCCGCGAGAGTAGATTTAAATACAGGTGACATCGTCAGTATCGTTCAAAATTAAATCATCTCTAATTAGCCATGTATTAATTTTTTGAGCATGGCTAATCACATCATTTCTTTTGTAGGTGCTGCATGACCGTAAGAAAACTTCCCTCAGGACAATGGCTAGTTGAAAGCTACCCAAACGGGCGCGACAAAAAGCGCCTGCGCAAAACCTTTGCTACCAAAGGGGAGGCTGTAGCATTTGAAACCTTCACCCTAGAAGAAACTAAAAATAAGCCGTGGCTCGGTGAGAAGGAGGATCGGCGTAAACTCAGTGAGCTTATTGAGCTTTGGGATAAGCTTCACGGGCAGACGCTTTCTGCGGGCAAGTCTCGCATGGGGAAGTTACGTATTATTTGTAACGGCCTTAAGGATCCAATTGCCTCACAGTTAACTGCAAAAGACTGGTCTACATATCGCGGCAAACGGCTGCGTGGAGAGATCAGCAATGGTTATCATGAGAATCCAGAGAAATGGATTGCCAAACCGATAACAGTGAACAGAGAGCAACAGTATCTTGATGCTATGTTCAACGAGCTAAAACGATTAGGTGAATGGTCGCTACCTAATCCTCTTGATGGCGTGCGAACCTTTAAAGAAGAAGAAAAGGAAATGTCCTGGCTCACACACGCGCAGATCAAGGAACTGATTGCAGCATGTGAACGCTATGGAAAAGACAACCTAACTTGTATTGTCAAGATTTGCTTAGCAACAGGAGCGCGCTGGAGTGAGGCAGAAGGGTTGAGCCGTTCTCAATTATCACCAAATAAACTGACTTTTTTTAAAACCAAGGGTAAGAAAAACCGGACTGTCCCGATCGCAGACTGGCTATATGATGAACTAAAAGTGATGCAGGGGAAGATGTTCAAACCATGCTATCAAGAGTTTAAAAAGGCGCTAGCCCTGACCGATATCGAATTACCAGAAGGGCAAAAAACGCATGTCTTACGACACACTTTTGCCTCTCATTTTATGATGAATGGCGGCAATATTTTGGTGCTACAGCGCATACTCGGTCATGCCAATATTCGCGAAACAATGCGCTATGCGCACTTTGCTCCAGACCACCTGGAAGAAGCAATAAATTTGAATCCGTTAGCTTTCAAAAATGGCGGCAAAGTGGCGGCGAAGGTTGCATAGCACTGCATTTCATTGCGGTAAGTATTGATTTAGCTTGCTGAAAAATAATAAAAATATATATAAATCAATATCCATCCTTAAAAGCGTCTTAACTAAGGTATCGCTAACGCGACATCTACTAGTTAATATAGAACAAGGGGTTAGCCATCGGCTAACCCCTTTTTTTTACATCAGTGACTACAAAATGGCTACGCAGTGGCAGGTTGGCT